AAAAATTTACAACAAAGATGCTTACGAGTGGATAAAAGAATGCAGAAAACACAAATACGACATTATCTTTGCCGATTATCCTGACCCTTCAAGTCCTGTTCTGGATAAACTTTTTTCATTTGAGCATTACAAAGAAATAAGGCGAGTACTTAAACCAAATGGGGCGCTTGTAGTTCAAAGTGCTGGTGCTTTGATGCTTCCATTTATGGCTAATGTTGGAGCAAAACTAAAAAAAATAGGGTTTAAATGGACAATTCCTCTAAAGGTAGAGATGATAAATGGCATTCAAGGATTTTGGCTTGCTACTGATGTAGAGGCAATAAAACCAAAGTGGGAAAGATTAAAAGATATAAAAATAAAGGCTTTTGATAAATATATGTTTTTGTCTTCTGCAAGCTGGAGTAAAGATTTGAAAGAGGCACTTAAAAAAGGAAATGTAAAAGATAGTGCCTACGATATGTATGTTTATAGCCTTGCTTGGACAGAATATTTAGGAGGTAGATTATGGCAATAATTAGGCTTGAAGAACAAACAGGCTATAAAGATTGGTTAAAAAATACAAATAGCTCATGGCAATACGATGCGAGCATACAAGCTACGACTGATGAGAATCCTTTTATTTATCTGACCAACACAGGAGAAAATGATGCAGTCTTCCAGATTGCTTTAAGCAAGCTGGTTGATATTCAACTTATTAGGAAAAACAGTATTTTGGTTACTCCATCTATTCTTGATAAAGCAAAAGGGATAAAAGTAGAACTTAGAGATCAATCGCAAAATGTTCTTGCTACTTCAAAAGCCTCGCTTAATTCCAAAACGTGGATACATTTGTTAGCCAATGCCGAAAATATAGCTCTGGATATTACTGAGCTCTGGATAATATTTGTTCTACCTGCTGGGGCTTCTACTGTTATTGCTGGGGTTCAAGGACAGATTTTAACACAAGATCAAACTGTAGTGGATAGCATGAAAGTAGAGGCTACTGATGGAGATACAGCAATAGATTTAACCCAAGCAAAACTGAACGCAAGCAAATACTTCGTAAAATTTGCTCCTGAAAGCTGGTGGCGAGCTGATGGTGTGCTTAAGGCTAAACAGTTATTAACTGTAGACCCTTTAGATATTACTGTTAATGTAGCAGAAGCAATGAATAAAACTTTCTATGTTGATGCTGTGAATGGTGATGATAATAATGATGGTTCTGAATCTGCTCCGTTCAAGACAATAGAGAAAGCTATTCAGAGTATTCCAACTGGCGGTTTTGGTCGAATTTTCATTAATGGAACTGTTGAAACTCAGCAAAACTTGGAAATTAAGAATAAGTATATTAATGTCAGGTTAGATAATGGTAAATTAGTTTTTAAGTCTTATGTAAGAACAATAGGAAGTTCTTCTTACAATGCTGTATTTGGTTGGGATATTTATGGTGCAACAGTTTCTTTTGAAGCTTCACACCCACAAAATATCCCTTTTATTGTTGTTGATAATTCTGTTTTTGATTCAAATAATATAAATCATAGCGCTTGGATGGGTGCTTTGAGAGTTTGTGGTGTTAGTAAAGTGTTATTTTGGTCTTATGGTGACGAAGGACAAGCAGGCAATCCTTTATTGCAAGTTGGATCTGAAGGATACAAATTTGTAACTATGACAGGGCTAACAGAGGGAGGGGCAATTTTTGTTCCTATTTTCATGTTTAGTATGAGAATACAGGATGGGGGTTATTTTGAAATACAATCAGGATCATATATGTTTCATATTAAAGGTTTAGGTCTTTTGAGTTTGCTTGATTCTTCTGAACATTTTGATGGAATAAGAAATGAATCAGGGAACAATTTAGAATGGAGTGATGTTATTGAAGGTATTATCAAGGATGCTAATGGTGTTCCAAGAAACATTGTATCTACTATTGTTTTTTAAAGGAGGTAATTAATGATTAGAATAATCAAACTTGACAATTTTTTCTATGAAAACATAGAACCTTATTATATTGATGAGAATGGCAACCAGATTTGGAATGTTCCTAACGATTTATATCAATTAAAACAGGCTTTAATTGATACAGTCAAATGGCAAGCAAATCAGAAGTTAAAAGAAACTGATTGGGTAGTAATAAAATGCACAGAATTAGGCAAAAGTCCATCTCAAGAATATCCTGAAATTATGGAGCAGAGGCAAGCTATAAGAGATTGGTGTAATCAGAAGGAAGAAGAAATAAATAGTGCAGGTTCTATCGAAGAATTGTTGGAAACCGATATAAAACTAACACTTTAAGGAGACTAAAAAAATGCCTGATGTAGGGATTTTAAACAACCTGTTACAGCCTCCAGACAAAAGCAAATATTATAAAGAAGCTTCCAAGATGATACTCGGCACTGCTCTTGGAGGCTTACTTGCTAATGCTCTTGGTGCATCAGATTACTTTTCAGCAGGAATAGCGAAGGGAGGAATTACAGCAGGGCAGGGATTCCTTGAAGATATGCTTGAAAAAGAAAAGCAATGGCAGAACTTGAGAAACAAATTAGCAACTCAGCTTGTTATTCACAGCTTAGAGCAATCAGCAAAAACAGCGGAAGATGAAAGAAAACGCTTATTGTTGTCCGTTTATGGCAAAAAACTAAAAGAACTTTATCAGCTTCATACAGACAAAAATGGCAATTTTGATATTGGCGGATTTTCAAAAGATGCAAGTATTACTGCACTTGAATTGGGATTAGACCCATCTACTTCAAAGGAAATCCAGCAAAGTTTTGTTAATGCTCAGAATGCTATCTACAACATAGACAAAGCAAAAGCTCAAACAGATATGTTCAAGGCGCATGCAGATTTATACAGAACCCGAAGAGAAAAACTTTTGCAGCCTCCACAACTAAAGCCTTTAACTGAATCACAAATAAAAGCAAGAATTTTAGAAAAATATCTGCAAAACCCTGATGCTCTTACCAAACAAGAAAGACATATTTTAGGGCTTGATATAAACCCATATTTCAAATGGGCTGTTCAAATTGTAGAAAAAGACCCAATGGCATCGCTTTTGCCTAAAGAAAAAAAGCCACAAATAATAAAAGCTATCGCAGACGATTTAAAAATGCTTGCAGAAGGCTCTGCTACATCTACAGCTAAACCAAAGCGCCTCGATAAAAAAACAGCCTTGCAAATCTTAAAAGAAGCTGGTGGAGATAAAGAAAAAGCAAGACAAATAGCAAAACAAAGGGGGTATGTCTGGTAATGGGAGATATTTTTGATGAAGTAGCTGAGGAGTATAAAAAGCAATACAAAGGCGATATATTCGATGAAGTAGCCAAACAATACACACCAAAAGAACCTCCATTTGAAGCCAGACATCCTAACTTATATGCATTGGGTAAGACAGCAATAGAAGTTCCAAAGCTCATAGGCAAAAGACTTGGCGCTGGAGCTTTGGAAGGGCTTGCTGAGTTAAATAAGCTTCTTACTCCTACACCGCTTGAAAAATACACAGTTACTCCTGCTTTAAAATGGGCAGAAGAATTAAGGAAAGGCGCTCGCGGAGAAGGGAAGTTAGATGAAGGATTGCTTTCTTTTGTAGAAGGCATCGGGACTATGATTCCTACCCTTCCTGCTGATATTATGGCAGGTGGAGCAACAAAAGCCACACTTGTTCCAAGAATAACTGAAAAAGCAGCAAAGATACTTGCAAAAATACCAGATTTTGCAGTTGGTATGGGAATAAGAGGCTTTGCAGGTGGAATTGAAGAAGGAAAGCCTCTTAAAGCCATACAGCAGGCAATCGAGAATACAGGATTTGGGCTTATCTACAGCAAATTACAGGTTGGGAAGTTAAAAGACCTTCCTAAATGGCTTGCAGTGGGAATAGCTGAGCCGACTTATCAGGCTACAAAACAAGGAAGGCTACCCACTCCTGAGGAGCTAATAAGTGGCTTAGGGACAAATACAGGATACTTCTTGCTTTTTAGTGCATTACCGATTCTTAAACAAAACATAAAAGATGCTGTAGAAAGAAAATCTATTGAGAAATACGAGAAGAAACTCCAAGAAACCGAAGATCCAGAAAAAGAGATAAAGGAGCTTTTTAAAGATCCAGCTATAAGCGAACAAACAAAAAAGAGCCTTGAACAGCTTATCAATGAAAGTAACAAAATTCTTGCTTCTGCACCAGCTCAAGCTCAATTACCTTTAAAGCCATCTGCACCAGCATCCGAAAGCTCTGTGGAATTGCTCAGGCAGTTGTATGAAGAAGCTGGATTGCTCAGGCAGGATAAAGAATTGTCTCCTGAAATGCAAAAACCAGAAGAAAAGCCAGAAGTTAAGCCAGAACCTATAACTCCCGAACCTCCAGAAAAACCAGCCACTCAGGATATATTTGATGAAGTAGAAAAAGAAATGGAGACTGAACAAAAGCTTAAAGTTGAAAAAGCAAAAAAAGAAGCAAAGCCTGAATTAGAAACTTTAACAGAAGAAGAAAAGCAAATTTTACAAAATAAAGGCTTTACTGAAAGCCAGATTGATAGATTGCTACCTGAAGAAGGGCGTAAGTTGATTGATGAAGGATTAAGTCCTGAGGAAGTAAGCATTTTGCGAGATGGAAAAGTAAAGGCAATCAAAAAAGAGCCTGCTGTTAAACAACCATGGGAAATAACAAAAGATGAGTGGGAAGATTTAATTGTTAAACAATCAAACTATGCTAAAAGGTTAAACGAAATAGAATCAAAAATCAAGCGTGGATATGTAACTCTAAAAGCAAAAAGAGGAGCTTCTCCAGAAGAAATAGAACAGCTGAAACAGCAAAAGATAAAGGAACTGCAAGATGAATATAATAGAATCTTCAGCAAAATAAAAGAATTTAACCAGCAATACAGCCATATCCTTAAGCAAGGAACTCTTAACCATAGGTATTTTGTAGAGCAAGCTCTTAAAGAAGGGAAAACAATTCCTGAAGAAGTTTTAAAGGATTATTCTGATTTGGTAGAAAAATACAAACAGGGAGAGAAGGAAAAAGCTAAAGAATCTTGGCAAATGACCAAAGATGAATATGTGAAAATGTATCCAGATAGAAAAGAATTTGTAGATTTAGCCTATCGTGAATATCAAAGGCTTCAAAAAAAATTAGACGAAATTGATAAAAATGCTTGGAAAATAACTAAACGTAAATGGATGAGTAAACAATTTTTTGAGTCTCCACTTGAAATACAGAAATGGGGGCAAAAAACAGAAAGGTTCTTAACTAAACAGGAAGCAGAAATGATAAATGAAGTATTAAAGAAAAGACCTGATTTAGCAGAAAAAATACCTGAAGCTAAAGCAGAACAATTTCCACATCCAAAACATATTGATTTACTTATTGACAAATACGAAGGTAATGTAAGAAAACCTGGGTTATGGTCATTGATGTGGGACGAACTTCATAAGCGCAGGATTGAACAAGCCCTTAAAGAAGGAAAGCCTGTTCCTCCAGAAGTGCTGAAAGATTACCCTGATTTAGCAGAAAAATACAATCAACCTGAAAGCAAGAAAAAACCTTTTACAGTAAAAGGCAACACCACTTCTGCTTACCTTCCAGATGGCAAAAAAATAGACCTTGCTTACAAAGTAATTGACGCTGACAACCTCATCTCCAGCCACCATTACAATGGCACACCTAACCCTGAATACCCAAAAGAACTTCAACCAAGAATGAGAGAGCGTAAAGCTTCCATAGAACAGATAGTAACTATTGCAAACAACCTTATTCCTGAAAAGCTCGGAGAAAATCCAAATGTCAGCGATGGAGCGCCTATTGTAGGAAAAGACTTTGTAGTGGAATCTGGAAATGGCAGAATTGCCGCAATTAGACTTGCTTATGATAGAGGCAAAGCGGATCACTATAAACAATGGCTTATTGAAAATGCTAAGCGCTTTGGGCTTGATCCTGAGGAAATAGCTAGAATGGAAAAACCTGTATTGGTTAGAGAAAGAATTACAGATGTTAACAGAAAAGAATTTGTCAAAAAGGCAAATGAAGCCACTACCGCAAGAATGAGTCCTTTAGAACAGGCAAAAGCAGATGCAGACAGGCTTGCTGATGCAGATATAGACTTGCTTGACATACCTGAAGATGGAAATGTTTTTGCAAGGCAGAACAGGGACTTTATAAAGGTTTTTTTGGCTAAACTACCAAAAGAAGAAGCCTCGCAGTATTATACAAGCAAAGGGGATTACACAAAGCAACTTGCTGATAGGATTACTTCCGCTTTGTTTTACAAAGCTTATGGGGATGATTATCTTGCCTCCTTACAAGCTGAAGAAGCAAACCCAGAAATAAAAAACATTCTCAATGCACTTACAGCCAATAGCAAAGATTTTATCAAGGCAAAAACCATTGATACCACAGGGCAAACAGAAAAAGTAGTTAGAGCTATTGTTGATGCTGTTAGGGAGTATAAAAAGACCAAAGATTTGGGAATAACAGTAGAGCATCATCTTGCTCAACAGCAGTTGTTTACAGAACTGCCTGAGCATGTAGGCGAGCTGATGAAAGCTATTGATAGAAACAAAAGAAGCAGTAAAAAGCTTGCTAACATGCTAAAATACATTGCAGAAGTCACCAAACAACAGACTGAAAAGTTTACCAATCAGCAGTTATTTGGTGACAAACCACTGCCATCGGAGGAATTAGTTTATGAAGGACTTAAAAGATATGAAAAGCTGGGAGCTGGTGGCGAACATGGACAACCTCGATTGCTGGAAGGAACTGCTGAAGAGGGCGGAAAAATACGCAGAGGAGAAGGAGAAGGAGTCAAAGAAGGAGAAATAGAATATGAAGCAGTTACAAAACCAGAAAAAGTCAGGGAAAGCCTTAAATTCAAACCAGCACAGCTTACCCTCCAATTCACAGAACCAGAACAAAAAAGAGGTCAAGTATCCTACCCCACCAGACAAAGAGTGGTTCTTCGGACTACAGGATATATTAAAGCGCAGGGGTATGTGGTCAGGAACGCTGACGATACCGCCTCCCTACTTAGTCCCCTTAGAAAAAAAGCACAGGAAGAAGTCTATTTCGTCATAGCCGACAAAGATGGTCGTATATTAGAAATACTCCGCTATTCCAAAGGGACTAAAAAGGCGTCAGAAATAGAACCTTCAGAGATTGCTGGAAGAATATTCTCTATACCCAATGCAAAAAAAGTTTATTTTATTCACAACCACCCTGCTGTAAGCCATCAGCCAAGTGCAAGCGATGTAAGGGTTTACACAAAACTAAAAGATATTTTTGCTTTAGGTGGTATCGATACAGAAGGGCTTGTAATAAGCGGGAAGCATTACGCCACTTTTAATGAAGCGAAAATTTCAGAACCACAGGAAATTAAACCAGCAGTAAAAAAAGTTAAGATACCAGTAAAAGAAAGGTTTATTGTAAGAGAGCCATCTTTCTGGAAAGCTACTTCTATTCAAACCCCTAAAAAAGCTTTAAAAGTAATCAAAGAATATCAGAATAAAGATGGCTTTCTAATCCTTAACACTAAGAATCGTGACATTGGTTTTTATATATATGACCCAAATAAATCCGCTCAGGAAAACTTTGTTAACCTTGCAAAGCTTATAGAAGCTACCAACGCAAATGCAGTTATTTTTAACACCAAAAAACTAACCCCAGAGCAAGCTTCTCTTTATGAGCTTATAACATCCAGAGGCTTTATTCCAATATACGATGTCATAGAAAATGGAGAATCTCTCCAAGCAAAAGGCAAGCTGGATGCAAAAATAACCCAAGCTCGCTTAGCCAATCCTGTAGAGGAGAATATAATCCACTACACCGCTGGCTCAGTAGCAAATACTGCAAAAGAGATCTTAAAATTTGCTAAAGACTCCAAAATAGATATAGACCCAGAAGATTTAAACCTATTACGCTTATACAGCGATATACCTTCATGGCTTAGAAATGAAAGCTCTGAGTTCAAAAAGGTTTTTGATGTGGTGGATGAAAGATGGCGCAACTTCAATACAATACGAAACACTTACCTGAAAGAGCTTTTTGATGCTTGGAAGTCATTGAGCAAAAAAGAAAAGGAAAGAGTAGGGAAAATTCTCTATAAAGGGGATGAGCTGAGGAAAGAGCTATCTGACAAAGCTCTTGCAAAACTAACTCCCAATGAAAGAAGAGCTTACAAAGTAACAAGAGAAGTGCTTAATTTTATCTGGAATGAAGAACTACCAATGCTTATGGAGGAGCTCGGCGTTCCTAAAACTGAGATAGAGCAATACAGGAGAGGAGTGGGCAATGTAACAGGTTATATGCCTCACCCAAGAAAAGGGACTTATTATATATTCGTTAAAGACCCAAAAACAAAAGAAATCCTATATCACACGATGTTTGACGACCTCATAGCAACGCTTACAGGCGGAAAATACTCTCCAAAAGGAGCTAAGCTTAAGAAAATCCTGAAAGAGCAGTTTGGTGCAGACAAGATAATAAAAACAGGCAAACACACCGAGCAATTTCCAGAGGAAGCCTATTTTGAAGTCTCTCCCCTTGTTACTCAAGAGCTGATAAATGTAGCAATGAAAAAAGTAGAAGGCTCAGAAGAATTAAAGCAAGCGTTTAAACAAGCAATAGAACAAGCAGTATCAGATGTGTTTAAAGTGAGAGGATTTATGAAACATGGAATAAAAAGAAAAGGGACCCCTGGATATGATGTTGAAAACTGGCAGGATGCTGTGATTGAATACATAAATGGCTGGGCTGGATATAAAAGCAAACTTCTTGCAGCAAAGAAACTTAACGAAATATGGGGGAAAATAGATTGGGGACAAAAACATAATCTCAGGGCTTATGCAGAAAAATATGTGAAAGACACTTTTGCCAATCAAACTCAATTTGATAGAGCAGTAGATAAATTCAGAGCATTTCTCTTTTACAAATATCTCGGTGGAGTCCTTAAAAGTGCAGTGCTTCAGCTTACACAGAACTTCGTGACTGCTATTCCTCGTCTTACAGTAGAAACTAACTGGGCAGGGTCAAAACTAACAGCGGAAATGATGAGAAGTGGAATGGACCTCATAAAAGCTCTTTACATACAACCAGCAGAAGGTATGAACAGGCAAGAAACTGCAATGGCAAAAAGGCTCACTGAGGAAGAACTTAGGGCACTCGCAAGAGCAAGGCTTGATGGGACTATCTCAGACCAGCTTACTGAAGAAGTTATGGGTATGATGCCAGGGAAGTATGGAAGCCTGCCCAGGGAATTTGCAAAAGCTCTCAGATGGATGTTCGGAGTAGCGGAAATATTCAACAGAGAAACTACATTCCTTACTGCATTTAGAATCGCAAGAAAAGAAAAAGGAATGAACTTTGAAGATGCATATAAATTTGCATCAAAAATCATCGACGAAACCCACTTTAGATATGGAAAATTCAATCTTCCACCATTTGCAAGAGGCGGGAAGCTGGCAAAAGTAGTAAGGTCAGCATACACCTTCAGGTCTTTTACTCACAATATCCTGCATCTATATAAAAGCCTTGCTTCTGACTATGGTTGGAGAGGTAAATGGGGGCTTGCTAAATCTTTTATAGCTATACTGGCTTTAGCTGGTATTAAAGGGCTTCCTTTTGCATCAACTATAAACCGGGCTTACAGGAAAGTAACTGAAAGTGATTTATTTCAGGATATAGCAGAAATTGTTGGGGACTGGTATAAAGCAGTTCTTTATGGAGCGCCAAGCTTTTTAGGGGTGGATTTAACTGGGTCCATTTCCATCGAAATGCCACGAACATTAAAAGAGCTGGTTGGTGTTCCTTATGATATAGGAGCAGGACTTGCAAAAACATATCAGGATATACAAACAAGAGACTTCTGGCGCGCAGTAGAGGATTTTCCGCTTTTTTTAAATGTTATGAGATACCCCTTGCAGGCATACAGGCTTACCACCAAAGGTATTGAAACAAGACATGGGAAAAAAGTAGTTGACAGCGACTTTAAACCTTTAAAACTAACACCAAACGAAGGGTTATTAAAAGCGCTTGGTTTTCAGCCAACAACTCTATCAGAAGCCTACAGAAAAGCTGAAACAAGCAGAGCAATAAGAGAAGTGTGGAAAGAAAAGAAAGACACGCTTGTAAGTGCATGGGCTAAAGCTATAAACAGAGGTGATAAAGAAACAGCAAAAGGGCTGTTAGAGCAGATGATGGAATACAATAAAAAAGTGGTAAAGAAAGTTCCGCCTGATGTTGCAAGAGGGCTGTTTATTACAAACGAAACATTATGGAGGAGAATGCAACCAGAAAGATTAAGAGCATTAGAAAGGAGGTAGCAAAACATGCCTACATACAAAAACATTTCAACAAAACCAATTGTAATAGATAAAAAAGTTATTGACCCAAACGAAACAGTATCCACACTGAAAATCTACGATTCTCCAGACTTACAAAAAATATCAGATGATCCTTACTATCCTCTTGCATATGCAGTTCACGAAGTAGAAGCAACAGAAGCTGGAGTAACACCTTCAGAAGGAATTAGCTTACAGCGGAAAGACTGTAAAGCTATCAGAGTAACAGCAACCACCTCTGTGGATATTTACGCTAACACTCTCAGCAATCCTTATAAATATCCTCTTAATGCTGGAGAAACAATTGATATTAGAAATAACTATAATATTGAGAAAATACTGTTAGACTTTAAATCTGCTGGTAAAGTAACATTAATAGAAATACCAGAAATGGAGGAATAACATGCTTAGTGTTATCCTAAAAGAAACTAAACAGATAATAGATGTAACAGACCAATGTGACTTCAGTTGGTCTCAAGAGCCAAGTTCTTGTAAAGCATATTTTAAAGTAAGTGACGCAACAGGAGATTTTACTGAAGGTGAGATTATACAAGGACAATCATCAGGAGCTACTGCTGTAGTGTTTAGTAGTTATGTAAATGGCAATAGGGTTTATATTGAAAATGTTAGCGGAACTTTTCAAGAGGGGGAGACAATTCAAGGACAAAGCTCAGGGCAAACTGCTACCGTAGATGAGATTGTCCCTGAAAGAAGTTGGACTAGCACGCCAAATAACATTACACACGGGACTTTTCCTGATAGCGTAAAAAATTCAGATATAGATGATTATTTAGAATGGGAAAGTTCTACAGCAGGAAGTTCTGTAATAGCAAAACTAACAATAGAACCTCCTCTTGTGTATGAAGAAGGGTTTTATATAGTAACCCCTATTTTTGGTGTAGGCGAACAGATAGCAAAAGAATATTCATCTACTCAAGACAAATCTGTTTATATTCGTGTTGTCCCTCCATACTCTCAAAAAACTGCTTTAGCAGTATCAGGCAGTTCTTCTCAATTTGATAAGCTATTTTCGTTATATAATAGTTTTTTTGGTTATTTAGGTAAGGGGCAAAAAATTCAATTACAACTTTATCATAATGATAAATATACATTTCGTTGGCGTATTCATCATATTAAGGTTTTAAAACTGATAATATAAGGGAGCAATATCATGATATATAATATAGCAAATTTAAAACAATCACCACATTTTTCTCCTGAGGATAAACCTCTTTATTGGTTGGATCAAAACGTTCTAACTGATGGTTATAAACTTTACGACTATGTAAAAGGTGTTGGTGTAATTGAACGCCAGTATGCAGAAATACCATCTAACCATCATAAAATTAATTACGAACTTATTAAATCAATGATTAAGTCTGTTACGAGTGAGTCAAGTTATAACGATTTAGCAAATTTCTTTGAATCAAATAATTTTACCAAAGATAACGCAAAAATGTGGGCTGATCTTTTTATTGACGCTGTAAGTGAATTTACTTTGCAAGAAAACAGCTTTAACAATTTTAAGAACTGGATCCAAAAACAATTACAAGACAAAACTATTGAAAAAGTTACAGAAATGCTAATAGGAATGCTGGCTTTTACCGACGTATTTCAAAATGTTAATATTGTTGTGTATAAGAATAATATTCCATATAAGCAAATTGCAATAGTTTAAATAACGTTGTTAAAAAATCAAAGAAACATGGAAGGTATCTTAGTTAAACTCTTTGTAGGTTTAACTGCCATTTTCTTAACATTAATAGGTCTGCTGGGCGGAGGATATAAAACGCTATCAGGGAGGATAAATGATATGTTCAAAGAAATAGATGAAAAGAAGGTGGAAAAAGAAGCGTATGCTGAAACTGTAAAAAGATATGACGACACAATGGAGCGTTTTGAGCATTACTTTGAAAAACTCTTTGCTGTTCAGGAAGAACATGGAAAATTGCTTACTGAAGTAAAAACAAAAGTGGAAAGACTTGAATGGCTGATAAAAAACAACAACAGGTATTAGAGGAGTTAAAACACGAAATAAGAAACGCTCTGTTAGGGATAGTAGCCAACAGAGCAAAGATATATGTCCATATAAAAAGAATTATTGAAATAACTAAAAGCAATGACCGCCATTTTAAACGCATAGAAGAGGCATTAGAAAAATTCGTAAAAGGAGGTAACTCCCTGTGAAACATTTTACAATAGATGAATTCAGATGTCCTGATTGCGGAAAAGCAGAAATGAACGAAGATTTTTTAGAAGCTCTCGATAAAGCAAGAGATATAGCTGGTGTGCCTTTCATCATAACATCTGGCTTCAGATGCAAAAAACATAATAAACAAGTTGGTGGCAAACCAAATAGTGCTCATCTAAGGGGACTTGCAGCAGATATAGCTGTTCAGGATAACAAAGTGAGATTTATTATAGTGCAAGCACTATTACAGGCGGGGTTTAAAAGAATAGGCATAGCAAAAAAATTTATCCATTGTGATATGGATATGACAAAGCCATATCCGAGAATATGGGTGTATTAAAAAGGAAAAATAAAATGGGCATTCCACTTATAGGTAAAATTTTCGGCTCTAACATCAAAGAAACAGCAGAAGCAATAGGCTCTCTCGCAAAAGACATAAGGCAGGCTATCACAGGAGAAATATCGCCTGAAAAGAAAGCAGAAATAGAGCAAAAACTGCTTGAGCTTGAGAATAAATCCCTACAAATGCAAAACCAGATAAACCTTGAAGAAGCCAAAAGTTCAAAGCTATTTGTTGCAGGCTGGAGACCTTTTATTGGCTGGACATGCGGTTTTGCTCTGTGCTGGAACTACATCGTTCACCCTTTGCTGTGCTGGGTGCTTGTAATAGCTAAAATAAATGCAACTCCGCCACCTGTTCTTGGGTTAAATGAAATGATGCCTATTCTACTTGGAATGCTTGGATTAGCAGGCTACAGATCATATGAAAAGAAAAATAGAGTGCATAATTTGCATTAAAAAAGATGCTCAGGAAGTCAGAACCAGACCCCTGAGCACCTTTTTATCAATTCATCACTTTACAAAAAAACTAAACCTAACCTTTACCTTCCTCTATATTCCTATATACCCACTTTCCCTGAGATGTATTATAGCTTTAGCCCTTGCATTGGCTTCTGTATCAGCTTCTACATGACAGATTTGTTTATATGTCCCAGCAGAAAAAGAACCGCAGTCATAGACTATAATAATTTTGTCTGGATGTAAAAAGTAATTGATCTGGTAATTGCCTCTAGTTCTCAGTAACTCTTGAGCTTTTAGTAATAATTCACCTAACTCTGCAACTGTTGGTGCTTTTACCACCTCGCCTTTCGCTTGTATATCCAACCTTCTTTGAACAGATTTACTAAATACTGAAATATAGACAAGACCATTTTTTACCCAATACCACCCGCCTCCTTCTTGTGGGTAGCCTAATTCTTTTAGTTTTCTGCATAATTCTAAATCAGGAACTTCTTTTTTAAGGTCAAACATACTCTCCCTCCTTTAACCTTTAAGACTTTTGTAGTCTAAAATTCTAACTAAACCATCACTTTACAAAACTAAACCTCAACTCTACCCTGCACTGCTCTTACACTACGAAACCCCACAAAACTGTTCAACACCATCACATCACAGCACTGCCCTATACACATCCATAGCTCCACTAAGCGGAACTGTTCGACGCCTCAGCACCACTGCACCACACTGCACCATTCAACGCTTTTGCTTTATTGCACAGAACTATGCTATTCAACATCACTATACTACACCAAGCCTTTACTTTACCCCACATCACCACCCCTCGCTTAACAATTGCCTCACCTAACTGAACAAAACCCTAACTTTACTACGCTTAACTTTGACTTTACTTACTCTATCGGCACTCCGCTTTCTTCTACCGCAATCCTTTCCCACTTAAACCTACCATATCCCCCACTCCGCCATTGGCATAGCCCTTGCCTTGATCCATAGTCAAGTAAAGTTTCTATTACATTCCAAGTAATCTCTCTATGTTTAAATTTCTCTATGACAATATTGAAAGTCGTCCCTCTCTCAACATAATCCGAGCTTACCAGCGCTATCCTTTCCCCTCTGGGTGTTTGTCCTCTTAAAGGCCTTTGCAATCTTCCATCTGGTTTTTCTTTTAGATAGATATAGCGTGGCAAAACAAAGACATAATTTTCTATTTTTTTTCGTAGATTTTTTACTCCAAGCATGTCTTTCAAAACATTGCCCGCATTTTTTAAAAATCCCCGCACATGGTAATCCATAATGTAGATTCCATCTGCATCAGTAAAGAATCCTGTCTCCCCTTCACCTTCAGGAGCAAGGGATTCTTCTACCTTTCGCTGTAATTCGTATTCCTCTTGCATCTCTGGATCCACATCATCTCCATTGTAGTATTTATCAAGAACCCATTTAGTGAAAAGTTCCTTATTTTTTGGTATGCTTCCAAGTAACTTCTCAGTTAAAGTTATTTTATATGCCCGATATTCCACTGCATCTTGTAATTTTGGCATCTTATTCTTCCTCCCTTTCTGGTTATCTCTCCTTTACATTAACTATTTCCTCTATTTCCGTGTCGCTTATCGCTTCACATAGACACTTACATAGTCCTTGCAAAATGTCTCTTACTCTGTTTGCATACATACAAGCACTTCCTTCCACTTCCATAGAAGTAGATTTTGTAAAGCTTTTCCAACCTTTGCCATCATTACCTGCAATAGTTATTTCCAATGTAAATTTTCTTGTTTTTACTCCCATTTTTATTCCTCCTTTCTTTCATTTTCTTGGTCTGATTGCCCTCTATGTTCCATCTCTCGCAAAGACTTCTCCAACTCTTCTATGACTGTAGATGCTTCTTCTTTTGTAAGCTCCTTAGAAGAATTAATATTCCTACCTATTATGTCTCTTACAATAGTAAGCTTCATATCTCTATTTGTAATTTTAAGCTTTGAAAACAATACCTGGATCTTTTTCAATTGAGCTCCTGTTATAGAAAGGTCATGTGAGCTGGTGTTATTCTCTTGTGGTAAATTCTCACTTGTAATGTCTGTTATCTCCTCTGCTATGTAAGGCATACCACCCAAGTCTTCTGGAAAAGCAAGCCTGAAGCCTTGAGCAATAGCTACTTTCTTTAACATAAAATGAGGCATGGTCTTCCAAGATGCCTGCCCTTTATCAAATTCTCTTCTATAAACTTCCCATACAAAGGGGTGAGATCTGTCCTTTCTATAGATGGTGATTACTGCTCTTTCTGTTGGTTTCCCCATATCCACTATTTTTACTTCCCAACCATCAAGAAGACCTGTCCTTTCTGCACGCTTCAAATAGGTTTCATACCCCACTATTATCTGCCCTGGATTGTTACCATATTTGACAAAGTGGATTTCTCTCTTAAAGGGGTTAAGCCCATAGGATTTGGCAATGTTTACAAACATAAACAACTCTTTATTATTTGCCCCTGGTGCAATATATTTTTTAATATCCTCAATATTTAACTCCATATCCTTTTCTTGTGGTTTTAAAGATGTAACTTCTCCCATTTCAAACCCTCCTTTTTTTATTTTGGATAATTAGGATGCCTCAGATACCAGAGCTTGAGCAGGCACATAAATATTTCTTCCGCCTGCTCCCTCTGGGCAGTCAGGTCATACCAATCTGGATAACCTGTCTCCTTATCCAGCCTGAGTATCCCCATCCCCTCTACACCTTCTACACAGCGACTATAAGCCGATAACTGATATGTCCACTCTTCATAAGGCTTATTGCCTCGTGGTTGTTTGCTGGTTTTGAAATCCACAATATACACTTTTCCATCAAGCTGGCATAACAGGTCTAAAGTGCCACCATATAGCCCTTCCGAATCATAAATAGTATACTCCACTTTAATCGGTTTAAGCTTGTGTTGATCTTTCCACTCCAGAAAAGCTATAAAACCAGCAAGCACCCGATCATCGGTAATAACAGGCTCTTTGCCTGTTTTAAGATAATACTCTATAGCATGATGCACTGCAGAACCCACATCTAACGCATCCTGACTGACTTTTCTGAAATTCCGCTTTGCACTTTCAAGTAAGCTGAATAGTTCTTCTTTTGTAAGAGAGTCAGGGAGGTTCTGTCTGATATACTCAACAGTGCATTCTGCTGCCCACCATGTCAACGCTCCGCTTTTATCAAGTTGTCCTATTATGCCTGTAGGAGATGGGACTTTTTTTCCATGTTTTGGATGTCTGTAAAAACGTCCATTATTCGACATGTTATCCTCCTTTCTTAAAGTAAAACTCCAAGCATAAACACTAATCCCACTAAAATACTCCAAAAAATCCTACGCCTTTTTAAAGCTTTTCTGTAAGATGCCTTTTCCAGATACCTTAGCGCCTTTTCTTGCCTTAACCTGATGTCCATTAAATCACCTCCTTTCTCTATTTTGTTTTGTGAAGATAATAAACTACAAAATTCAATTTGTCAAGAAAAAATTACAAGAAAAAATTACTTGACAATTTCGTTTTTATTCTTTATTTTCTTGTCAATAAATAACAAAAGGGAGAAAAACAATGCTGGAGTTAGATATTGAGAAAGTAAAACAACTAATGAAACAGCAAAACCTAAACACCACAAAGCTAGCACTGAAGATGCAGATAGCAAGCCAGCAAGCAGTGGATTTGCTTAACAAGCGTAAAGCAAGCAACCGAACCCTAAAAACAATATCAAAGCTGGCTGATGCTCTCGGAGTACCATGTAAAGAAATCCTAAGGGAAGTGTAATGGATGCAGAAAAATGACTTAAAGAAAATACTTTCCGCTGTCCTATCTTAAACGCCCGCATCTCTAAAAAGCAGTGTCTTGAAATGCAGTCCCGCCCATCTATGCAAGAATGGTTGTCTTTATTCAGAAGTAAATACGACTGGGTTAATCCTCGTCCTGAGGGTTGCCCCTGTAAACAGGGGCTAAAACTTTTTTAAAATACCCTCTCAGACTTTCATATTTCAATTCTGAGCATAGGGTAAAGCAAAACAAGTAAAAATATATGTCTGAAATTTAGTAACGCTGTTCTGATACCTTTTCGTGCGTTATAAGGCAAAATAGCTGTTTTTATTTTGCTAACTTAAGACAAAAAGATCACTTAAAAATTTGACATTAAACTCCCCTTACTCTACTTGCTAAAGTAATACAGGTTATAGGGAGGATAGTTTATAGGTTTAAAAAAATAAAATATTTAATAATATTAAATACTTATTTATAAACTATATATGGTTTAAATATAGTTTAAACATAGTTTAAACTGGTTTAAACCATATATAAACCATATATAAACTATATATAGTTTATAATTTATCTTTTAAAAACCTTGTTAATAAACGATTCTCTACTGGGTAAACCCATAAACTACCCCCCCCCTCTTTTTTTTTATTTATATAAGAACACGAAAAAAAAGTTGACTTAAGAAGTTAGGTATAATATTATATCAGCAAAAATATTTTTAGGAGATAAAAAAATGGGCAGAAAAATGAATTTAAAAGGAAAAAAAATAGAAACTATAGTCTTTAGAATGGAGAGCGAAAAAGCTCAGCGTTTGAGGTTGGTTGCTGTAAAGGAAAAGAAGTCTATAAGCAAACTACTGAACGAGTTAGTAGATAAATATCTGGAGCAGAAAGGTGAAAGCAACTTTAATTAAACTACATAAAAAAGTTAAACGATCGCCTTTTGGATTAAATATCAACTTTAAAACTGATAACAGTTTACTGTTGGAAGTTGAGGTTACAAATATAAAAATCCATGATTCTGGTGAAATTACTTCCTTGCTTAGAGCAACCTCATACATAGCTCAAAGAAATGTTACGCAGTTTTATATTGTCAGTTATAACAGACCCCGGTCCTATGCTACTTTCAGGAAAGAGCTGGAAAAAGATTTAGGATTAAATCTTATAAAGTCGCAATGTGATATTCCTGAAGTAATCAGGCAAGAGGTTTACAGTTATTTACAGAGTTTGGATTATGTAGAGGAGCTATCTTATAAGGATAACTTTAAACCGCCTAAATGGATGATAGAGCCTCTAATTTATAAAGGAAGGTCTACACTTTTATATGCACCTAAAGCAAGCGGTAAAACTTTGCTTGGGTGTATTATATCAGCTAATCTGGAAAATCCAGAAATTTCATATCCTTTCAATAAGCAAAAAGCGAGAGTTTTGTATTTAGATTGGGAAGGTTCAAAAGATGAGTTTGGATATAAATTAGTAAAAGTTTTTGATTATTATAAGAGACAAGGAATAAATTTTAGCCCTTCCTTTCCTCTTTATCGGAGATGTATTCAGCGGTTTGCAAAAGATATTTATTTTATTCGTCGGATTATTTATGAGAAGAAAGTAGATTTTATAATTATCGATAGCCTTGTGCCTGCTGTTGGTGGAGTGACTAATGATGCCAAAGTAGCAGGCGAGTTTTTTGAGGTAGCCAATGCTTTAAATAGTCAGGGTATAAGTTTTTTGATTTTTACCCATGTGGCTAAAAGCAATATTGAGTCGGATAATAGTGACTATACTTGGATAGGATCAGTAATGTTCGGTAATTATGCCAGATCAGTTTGGGCGCTAAAAACAGATAGGATAGACAATAAGCTGTTTATAACTTTGTCATGTAGATACAACAATATAGATGCTGTCAAACCACCTTTTGATGTTACAATTGAATTTGGAAACAGTGCGTCAGATATTCAAGAAATACAGTATAATTTAGAAACTGCGAGAGTTGATTTGTTGCCAGTTGCACAGCAGGTTAAACATTACCTTAAAGATGGAGCAAAAAGCATTGATCAGCTTGCAGAGGAGATATATGGGGGCAATCCAGATAGCGGAAAAATACAATACATAAGGAACTTACTTAATAGAATGAAAAAAAGAAATGAGGTAGTAAAGTTAAAAAATAGCAAATGGGGGTTAATAACCGATGATGTTCCTTTCTGAAATACAGAGAAGGTATGGTGGGTTTATTGTTAATGGGAAATTAGTTTTGCAGTGTCCTTTTCATGACAGGGTTTACCCTACAGCTTATATATGGGAAGAAGGAGGAGAAATTAAAGCTCAGTGTAAAATAGGATGCAGTGAAGAAAGATTGCTGGATTATTTTTTAGGGGGCAAAAAGAAGATTCATTATGCAATACCAGACGAGAAAGTTGATAATGTCGTAGTTGATTTGGGTTTATCAACAAAAGAATGCAAATTGATGCATAAGAGATATATACAGGGCCGTTTAAATGAGTTAGAGGATCTTAAAAAGCAGATATTAAGTTTAAATAGAAAATTGCGAGCAATATATTTTCAAAACATATCGGTATCAGTTAAGGTTTTTTGGGAAATAAATCGGGGTATAGCTTTGACGAATATATTTTTAAAAGTAATTGATTCAGAAAAAAAGCGTTTAAAAAAGTATTTTGATAACTACAAAGTGATAGATTTACAGAAAAGATTTGTTAGTAGGAATTCATTGACAGACGAAATGATTAAAGAAGCAAGGCAAATTTCCGTAGAACTTTTGTATCCTTTTAAGAAGGGAAAAGCAATTTGCCCTTTTCATCCTGATACTAAGCCATCTCTTGTAGTTTGGAAAAAGCGTAACTTAATTCATTGTTTTGGGTGTAACAGAACTTGGGATGCTATAAGTTTTATACAGGAATTAAAACAATTATCTTTTAAAGAAGCTGTCTTATGGTTAATTAATTTGAAATAGTGTTTTTTAATTATCTTAAAAGGAGGGTTAGTTATGGCAGGTTACGATTTAACAGACATTATTAAATCAGAAAGACCTTTGCAGATAGCCATTTGTGGGGCGCATGGGGTAGGCAAAACCACGCTGGCTAAAAAACTTGCTGATGAGCTGAAGGCTAAATATGTTTTAGGAGTGACGAGAGAACTGGTAGAGTTGCTTAATTTTGATTGGAAAGAGGAACATGAGGAATATGTAGCCAAGTTTGAGGAAGCTATTTATTACTGGTATAAGTTTGTTTTTGGATACCTCAGTGACCATAATTGCAGTTATGTGGCTGACAGAAGTCTTTATGATGTTGCGGCATATTGTTTGTGGCATTGCGTAAAAAATCCACCTTACAGGACCTATATCTGGGATGTTTATAATCTGGTATTGAATCATATTGCTGGACAGGGAAGTTATCATAACTTGATATTATTCTACACAACAGAAGGTTTAATGGCGGATAGCTGTCAGTTATTTATAGAAGCAACGATAAGAGAGCTTTTATGGCGTTATGAGGAAGATACAAAGCCTGTTCTTACAATAAAAAGAGGGGATGAATTAAGGTTTGGCGGAAAAGTTATCAAAGTATAGGAGGGTAACAATGCAGATTGTTGAGACAAAGATTTTTACGATTTTTCTTGATCCACATGAAAAGATTGAAGAAGCTGAGCAAAGGCTTGAGGATTTAGGTTATAGGATTCTCGATGTAGAGCGGGTGGATAAAGGCGGAAGCACTCATTGTCAGCAACAGTGGGAGATTAGGGTGATTTTGTCCTGGGGGAAGGTGACATGATTGCTGATAATGTAAAACAAATTCTTTTTGTTGGAGAAGTAGAAGAAGCAAAGAAGTATTACTCCAGCTGGTTTTTGATCAAGCAAGTGGGGTTAATGTTTGTTGGAGGTAAGTATGTCCCTGTTTTGCAAGTTTTGGTTAGTAGTTTAAAGGGAGAGCTAATAGACAGGCTGTATGGAAGGAGGGTGTTTACATGGGTGAGTCAAAATTAGAGCAAAGGGTTTTTATAGAGGGTCCTCTCCCTGGGATGAATTACATCATAGCTTTAGCAAAGGTGAGGCGGGGGAGATACAGCAAGTATGCACAGGAAAAGCGAGAGTGGGAAGAAAGAGTGATTTTTGTTTGTAAAGCACATAAACTTAAACCTGTGCAAGGCAGGGTATATTTTGACTTTATCTGGTATGAGAAAAACAAAAGGCGGGATCCTGATAATATTTCTGCAAGCAAGAAGTTTATCTTAGATGCGCTTGTTAAGGCTGGAATTTTACCTGACGATAACTGGAAGTATGTGGCGGGATTCAAGGATAGGTTTTGTGTTGCGGACAATGGCAAAAGAGCAGGGGTATTGGTAATAATGAGGGAGGGTAAAAATGGATCGGGATCTGATTGAAAGGTTTGGGTTTTTTATTTGTGGTATGGCTGGTTTGGTTTTAGGGAAGATTTTTGATATATCTGGCTTAGAATGGTTGGGGGCAATTTTATTTGTAGCAGGTTTTTTTAGGGAACAGTTTAAGGAAGCTCAAAGAAGAGGTAAGTTTGTAAAATTAATTTAAGATGACGAAGATAAAAGTTGACGAAGTAGACAGGCGTTTTTGTGAAAAATACTGCTGTGCGTGGAGTGGTGGAAGGTGCTGGCATACATTTTTTGGCGATGAGTGGTGCTTGTGGAGTAGAGAGGAAATTGATAAAAAGAAGAAGGAGGAGAAGGTGAAAAAATGGAAGAAATAATAAGAGGCTGGGATAATATTGGAAAATTCTTTGGTGTGTCAGCAAGGACTATGCAGAGAAGGAGAAAAGAGTTAGTGAATGCTGGTGTGATATTTTACAAGAAGGTTGGAAAGCCACCACGAAAGATTGTGTGTGCTTTTCCAAGCATGTTGAAAGCTTGGATTGCGAGGAAAACTGCGAAAGGGGAACTTTTATGAAAATTGTCGTTTTTTTATTGTCGTTTGCTTGGATGTTACAGCTGGTGTCTTTGGTAGAGTCGGCTTGACAAGTGAAAAGTGTTGGTATTATTATACCTTTTAAGGGGTGGGGGTCGGGGAAAGGGTGGTGTGAGTAGGGTGTGTTAATTTTTACACAGCGGAAGGAAAATGATAGCTGTAAGTTTTATATCAAAATTGCGTAGATTAAAGAGAAGATTTATTTGTGAATTTAAAACAGGACATAAATGGGTGGTTTTAATGTCTCCAGAAAACGAATATGGTGATTATGATGTTTTATTAGAGTGTAAACGATGCGGTAAAAGAAAGTGGGTAGCATCAATTACAAGACTCAGCAACGGAACAATATTGATTGAGGTGTAAAGATGCCAGTTAGCATCGATGAAATAATTTCAGGTCTTGGCGAAATTGAACAAGTTTTCGCTGAACATCCAGACTTGAGCCTTGAACAGGTAGCAAAAGACCTTGCACAAGAAGCAAAAGTCGCAAGGGAAATTAACAGGAACAAAGAAGTAGATCCTAGAGTTCGTTTGCAGGCAGGTAAAGAGCTTCGGGAGAACAGGGTGGCTGTAGCAAAGATGTTAGGTTGGTTTATAGAAAAACATCAACACGAGGTAAATGTAAATCCGCTTCTGGTTGAAATTAGGGAGGCATTATTAAAAGATGCCGAAACTTCTTGATTTTGCACAAAAGATGTTTCCTCAATACTGCACACATTCCTTTGCTGAGGTTCATAAAAAACTCGCTTATCTTCTTACAAAGACCAGAAAGCATATTGTTATTGCCTTGCCTCGTGAATTTGCAAAATCCACTTTTGTGTGGTTGTTTTTCCTTGCGTGGAATGTAATGGTGGGGTTCTATCGTTATCTGGTGTTTATTGGCTCAAGCAAAGATAGGGCAATGGAGCAGTTTGTTACTTTCAGGTCAGAACTGATTTCTCATCCTGTGTTGAAGGAAGCAGTAGAAGTGATCAAAGATAAAGCTGATCAGGTGGAATATTTAAACAAGCTGACTCAAGAGAAGGTTCGTGTTCAGGTGTTTGGCGCTGGACAGAATATAAGGGGGTTGCGGTATCAGGAGAAAAGACCAGACATTGTGGTTCTGGATGACATAGAAGACCTTGAAGGAGTGCAGAGCGAAACACAAAGAAAAAAGCTCAAGGATTGGTTTTTTGCTGATGTGTTGCCTTTATCCAGCGCAGGCAGGTTTTTTATAATTGGCACAGTGCTTCATGAGGATTCTTTGTTGAACACGCTACTTCAAGATCCGCCACGAGGATTCGAAGCGTTGAAATATGGAATTTTAGACGAAGATGGTAATTCTATCTGGGCTGAGAGATTTCCAACTGAACAAGTGCTGGCAAAGAAGGAGGATTACAGAAAGAAAGGGCTTCTTAACTTGTGGTATGCGGAATATATGAATGAGCCTGTTGCGGAAGAAACACAGATATTCAAACGAGAGTATTTCAAGTATTACAAACCAGCAGAGCTTAAATGGAGAGAAAGGGGGTATTCTACTTTTACTGCTGTGGATTTGGCAATCAGTAAGGCGGATACTGCAGATTATACCGCTGTTGTTACTATTGCGGTGTCTCCAGAAAATCATTGGTTTGTGTTGGATTGCGATTATGGTCGCTATAATCCAGATGAGGCGATAGATGCGATTTTTAGAGCTGTGACAAAATACCATCCTGTTAAAGTTGCAATAGAAAAAGTTGCGTATCAGCAAGCATTGATTCATTTTCTTGAAAAAGAGATGGTCAAAAGAAATCAGTTTTTTCAAATTGAGCCTGTGCAAACAAACACAGCAAAAGAGCTCAGGATTCAGGCTTTACAACCGAGATTCAAAGCAGGAACGATATGGTTTCCTGCAGAGGTAAGCTTTTTAACTGAGCTGGAGTCGGAACTACTAATGTTTCCACGAGGCAAACATGACGATATTATTGACGCTCTTGCTTATCTTGAGCAAATAGCACAACCCCCTGTTGGGTGGCAGTCAAGCTATAGGCGGGGCGTAGAAATTCCAAGCGTGAGTGCGTGGTGATGGATAGAGAATTACTTAAAGACAAAATAAGAGCAGATATAGAATCAGCAGAGGATTATTTTGAAGACTATATCAAGCCAAAGCTGATAGAGCGCTATCAGATTTATAACGCTGATAAAAGCTACTATGAAAAGCTTTTTGCCAAGCTCTCGAAAAGGTCTTCGGTTGTTTCCACAGATGTGGCGGATACAGTTGAGTGGGCGTTGCCTTCGCTGATGAGAATTTTTTTTGGTGGAGAGGATGTTATTACTATCAAAGGTAGACAACCTGAGGATGATAGAAATGCTGAGATAATGCAACAGCTCATTAATTTTCAGATACAAACCCAAAATTCTGGATTTTTGGTGTTTTATCGCTGGTTCAAGGATGCTTTGGTAAGTGGACTTGGTGTAATCAAGGCTTGGTGGGAAAGGCAAACAGAGGATTATGAGTTTAAAGACCTGTTTTCTATTGAGGAAGTGGAGACTTTAAAAAGCAATTCTGCGATAGAAGTGGTAAGCGAACAACCAGCCGAGAATGGTGTTTATGTGGTAGTCACTTACAGAATTAAAAAGACAATCAAAAATCAGCCTGTTTTTGCCAATATTCCGCCAAATGAGTTTATCTTTCACCCTGATGCAAGCAATATTAAAGATGCTACTTTTGTAGCACATAGAAAAATAGTTACAGCTGACTATCTTAGAAGAAAAGCAAAAGAGGGATTATATGACGCTTCTGCTGTGGAAGAAGCTATAAAGGCAGGAGAGGAGAATCAGGTTAGCAGTCAAGATGAGCTTTCTTTTGCAATTAGACCTGACCAGAGTCAATTTGCAAGACCTGACGCTCAAGATGAGGCAAGAAGGCTTATTAAGATATACGAGTGCTATACCAAGTATGATATTAACGATGATGGCTTGCTTGAAGATGTTATTGTTACTATCGCTAATGATGTAGTGCTGAGGCTTGAGGAAAATTTATATGGCAGACCGCCATTTTTTGTTTTATGTCCGATCCTTGAACCTTACGAGATTTGGGGTAAGAGCTTTGCTGATATTCTTAAAGATATTCAGGCTATCAAGACTGCCCTTATAAGACAGATTCTTGTTAATATTGCTTTGAACAATGAGCCAAAGAAGGAAGTTTTAGAAACTGCTGTGGCTCTTGAAGATTTGACGCTTGATAAGGAATTTATCAGGGTAAGGCAAGCGGGAGCTATAAAACCGCTTCCTGTGCAACCGCTTGCACCCTGGACTTATAACTTTCTGGAATACATTGAAGGACTAAAAGAAAATAGAACAGGAATTACTCGTTACAATCAAGGCTTAGATGCCAGAAGCCTTAACAAAACAGCAACAGGCATTCAGCTCATAATGAGCGCTGCACAGCAAAGGCTTGAACTGATAGCAAGGATATTTGCTGAAACAGGGATAAAAGACTTTTTCAGGTTCTTAGTAGGGTTAAACCAGCGCTTTATTACTGAAGATGTGGTTATCAGGCTTACCAATGAGCCAATAACCATAACTCCTGATGATTTGCAGGGGAACTTTGACCTTGAAATTAGTGCTGGTATGGGTGTAGGGGTAAAAGAGCAAAATCTGCAGAATTTACAAAACCTGATGCAAATATATCCACAATTCGTGCAGGCAGGGATAGTAACACCAAAGAATATATATAACCTTGCTAAAAAATACATAGAAGCACTTGGTTTTAAGAATGTTGATGATTTTTTAACAAATCCAGAGGAGAGAGCTAATGCAATTGGAGCAAATCCGCAAGCAAGCGGTGGAGAAGTTTTTTCGGGCATTGAAAGCGAAGGACTTGGAAGAAACATTCAGGGAGTATCTGGAGCAGGAGAGGAAGCTAATTTACGAGGAATGGAAGTTGAGTAATGTGGAAAGATGGAAAGAGCTGAAGATGAAACTTGAAGCATTAGAGGAACTTGAGCAAATGATAAGCAATGATGCAAAGAATACAGATTATTACAAACAAACCATTAATGAACTTGAGCAAATAAAGGAGGAATAAAATGGGAGAAATAGAACAAAAAAATATTTCTGCTGGTGATACTGAGGGAGCAACTCAGGAGCAACAGCAGGACTCTGGCGTTTCTGGTGAGCAGTCTCAAACCCAAGAGCAAACCCCTGAGTTTTGGCTTGATGAGAATGGTGAGCTTCAGGGGGATTTCAGCGATTGGGGGGTAGAGACTGGTGAGGAACAGAAAGAGCCAGAGAAAAGCGAGGAACAAAAGCAAGAGGAGCAAAAGGTTCAGTATTACACTCCAGAGGAACTTGCTTCTCTTGAACTGCATCAGATAGATCCTAACCGCTTACCTGATGAACTTAAACCTTATTATCAGGCAATGCTCAGGCAGGCGGTAGCTCAGCAGAAAGAACAGCTTCTTGCACAGCCTCAGATTGATGAAAAGGCAGTGCTTGAGGCTATTAAGCAAGAAGCAAGGCAAAGAGTAGAGCAGAAGCTGGGTGAGCAATTCGATGAGATGAATCCTGACCACATGGTTGCATTGAGCATTGAAAGTGCAAGGCTGACTCAGCAATATGAAAAAAGGCTTCAGGCTCAGCAGAAAATTGCAGAACTTCGGATACAAGAGCCTTATTTTCAGCAGATAGACCGCTATGCACAGGAAAAAATGCTTCAGCTTCCTGCAAAGGAGTATATCAAGCTGACACAGGCAATTGATGCAGGCAATATAGATGCGGTTGTAAAATTCTGGGAGCAATGCAGAAAGGAATTTTATGAGCAGAAGCTTGGGATAAAGCAACAGAATCAAAAGACTTCTCCCAAGCTAGCACCACAACCGCCTAAGGTTGAAGGAGCTGGTAAAGGAGAGGTAAATACTCAGCCGAGCATAAAGCCTCAAGATTTGGCAAATATGAGCGAAGATGAGCAAATTGAGGCTTTAATAAAAATGGGACTTGCAGAAATTTAAGAAGGAGGGAGAAAAATGGCAACACTTTTAACATATAACGCAGTAGGGAATAGGGAGGATTTAAGTGATATTATTACCAATATTTCACCAACAGAGACTCCTCTTTACTCTACTTTTGGTAAAGGAAAGCCTGCAACTGCTACTTTTCATGAATGGCTTGAGGATGAGTTAAGGCAGCCGGGAGAAAACGCAAAGAAAGAAGGAGCGGATTACGAGATAGAAGACGCAAACCCTCGTGATAGGAAAGGAAACTATACTCAGATATTTGAGCATGGTTATGAAGTGAGTGGGACTCAAGAGGCAGTGCTGAAAGCTGGAATAAAAAGCGAGATTGCATATCAGATGAGAAAGGCAATGAAGGAAATTGCTAAAGATGTGGAGTGGGCGATTATAAACAATCTTGCTTCTTCTGCTGGTAGTGCTACTACTCCGAGAAAAATGGGCGGAATACAGGCATTTGTTACCACCAATGTGCTGGATAATGGCGGAACTCCAAGAGAGCTGACTGAGGATTTGTTCAACGATGGAATACAGCAGGCATGGGAGGCAGGAGGAGATCCTGATCTTGCAGTTTGTTCTGGAAGCAAGAAAAGGAAGATTTCTTCCTTTACAGCAGGGATTACCAAAACTATGTCAGCAGATGACAAAAGACTTATTGCTGCAATTGATGTATATGAGAGCAATTTCGGCGTAGTTAGGATTATGCCACACAGGATGATGCCAGATGATAGAATATTCATTCTGGAAAAGGGAAGGTGGAAGATTTCTTACCTCAGACCATTTAAAACCAAACCAGTTCCTGAGACTAAAGATGCAATTGCAAAAGTGATTATAGGAGAGCTTACGCTTGAAGCTCGTGCTGAAAAAGCAAATGCAATCATAAAAGACCTTAGTTAATAAAACAGGGCAGGGAGTTAACCCTGCCCTATGAGGATAATCATGGCAAGGATAAAGCTGGAAGAAGAAAAAGGCAGAATTAAGCTAACAGGCATTGTTGATATACGACCTTTTATTGAAGCTAATGCAAAAGAAAAGGCTTTAATAGAAAAGGGATTCAGCAAAAAAAGAACTTTAAGAAAGATAGGAAGTATTCCTATAGAGGTGCTTTTAACATTGCCTCGTGAAAAGGCAATTGAAATCATGACCGATGATAACGCTATGAGGAGATTTTTAAAAGAACACCCAGAATTCAGGGTATCGGAGGGAGATATATGAGATTAGCGCTTATGAAAAAATCGGAGAAAAACAAAGCAGATAAAATAGTGCTTGGTATAGATGTGGAAAATAAAGATGTAATTGAAGTTCCTGCAGGGCATGTGAAAGATTTTAAGAAGCTTGGGTATAAATTTGTTAGGTGGCTTAAGGAGGATAGCGGAAATGACAAAAAAATGGATACCAAGTGATTTAAAAGAAGAGGCTCTACATAAAATGTTAGGGCTTTCTGAAGATAAAAAAAATACCTATGAATTTGCTGGAAAAAATACTTGCGGCAAGTATAGGAGACAAGATTAAGTTGCCCTGGGGTAAAACAATAACTGTTACTGCTTTACTCAAAAAGAGAGCCAACTTAGCAAGGACTTTTAAGAGGGTCAATAGATGACAGTTCAGGAGCTTTTAGAGCAGGTAAGATACCAGATAAATGATACAGATAAGGCAGAATATACAGATGCAGAGCTGATTAATTATATCAACGATGGCTTGCGTTTTATTTCCAACGAGCTGATAAGAATTGGATCTTCTTTATTGCTCAAGAAGGCTGATTTAGCTTTAACTGATGGCTTTGTGGCTTTACCAAGCGATTTTGTGAAAGAGCAAGCTGTTCTTGATGCTCAGGGGAATATTCTCAAAAGCTTAACTCCTGCTGAACCTTTAAGCCGATATGGATATAAAATTATCGGGAATACTTTTTACAGTAACAGCGATAATATTACGCTTTATTACTTTGCACCTTATTCTGAAGTATCAACCATAGCAAGCGAGATTCCTGTTCCTGATTACATGCTTGGGCTTTTAAAGGAGATTGTGATTTTTATTGCCTTAAACAGAAATGAATTTTCTTTAAGCGTAGAGGCTGAGCTTATAAAAACCTTTGAGACTCAAGTTTTACAGCTTGCTAATATCGGCAGGCAGAACTTAGAAATAATAATGCCATTTGTGATATGAGATTATCAGCCAAACATAACCAGATAGACATATTTTTCAATGAATTTAGCGGTGGACTGAATTCTGATATAGCAGAGAATATTGCTCAAAATGAGCTTAGCATATTAACAAATTTTGAATACGATACAAAAACAGGAGCTTTAAAAACTAGAGGTGGGCTAAGAAAGTTGCTTGAGCTCCCTGATGATATAACTGCAATGCATTATTTACCAGCACTTAATGCTCTTCTTGTAACAACCACTTCGGATATTTTTATCTACACAGAAGCAGATGGTTTAAAGAAAATGGGAAGCCTTGCTGGAAATAAAATCCCAGATATAACTATCTGGAATGATAAGTTTTTAGTTGCAAGTGGCGGAAATTTACAAGAGGTTGATCTGGAATATGTTACTGATCTTGGTATTCAGGCTGATATTGTAGGTGTAACAAATGGCAGGGTAATGGTAGCAAGAGAGGGTTATGATTATATCACTTTTTCTGGTGTAGGAGATGAAACTAACTGGAATGTAACAGGGAACGATATAGATGCAGTAGAAATAGCAGTAGGGTATAAAGAAGGGGGAAATATAACAAATGCGGTAATATTCCAGAAGGATATAGTAGTTTTTAAGGATAACAATAAAATATATCGTATAGTTAATTTTTATCCTGATTGGTATGTTCAGCAAATAGGGTTTGGCGATACCTGTATCAGCAGAAAATCAGCATACCAGCTTGGAGACAGGATTATTTTTCTTGGAAAGACAGGGCTTAAAAATATTATCCCAACCGCAGGTTATGATGAACTCAGTATAAGAGATTTTGATAACAAAATATGGAATGAACTCAGTAGTTTTATAGATATAGTTGATCATGCTGAATTGAAGTGGGTTGAGAGCGATAGGCAGTTATGGGTAATACTTGCGAATAACAGAAAATCATATATATACAACATCCAATATAATATAGAAAATGGTAAGTGGAGTATATTTGAATATCCGAAGCCAGTAAAATGTGTAGAGTCTGATGGAATAAGCAAAACATTTATTGCAATTGACAATATTATTTATATAAAAGATCCTTTTAGTGATGATAATGGCATACCAGTAGAAGCAAAGATTGCTACTAAGGCTATACCTGCAAGAAATCAGTATTTACTTAAAAGATGCAAAATATTTTACAGCCAGACACAGCAACAGGAAGCTGTAATAGAGATAGATTCTTTTAAAAAGACAATTGCTTTGCAACCCACCGAAATTGCTGTATCAGATACCGATATTGCTTCTCAAGATGAGGATCCAGCAAGAAACTGGAACCAACAGGCTATTGCTTTCAGGGCTAACAAAAGAATTTCAAAAGCTCAAGTAAAATTAACTGTTCAAAAAAAGTGCGTAATACATGGCTTTTTATTAACTATTGCGGAGGTATAATATGAGCTGGTCTCCTTTATATCCACTTGACTTGAGTCCAAGTGGAGATACTACGAGTGAAGCATTACAAAAATTAGCCAATGAAGTAAATAATATCTATGATTTACTAAATTTTTTAAGAAATGAGATTGTATCTTACAAAGGGAAATTTTTGAGAATTTTTACTCCTGCTGATAACGAGCATTGGTTCAATGATGCAGTTCGCTTGCAAAACGATTATATTGTTTTTGTTGGCAGAGCAAAACTTTCGGGCGCTGATTATCGCGGTTTTTTGGTTAAATGCAATACTGATCTGACACTTGGAATTCAAAAGATGGTCGATTCTGTTTTTCCACACCAAGTAGCATGGGATGGAGAAAATCTTTTTATAGCTGGAGACATTAAAAATGATGACAAAGTTTATATAGGAAAATTCGATGCGAATCTAAACCCTGTAAAGCAGATTCAAATAGGTGATATAAAAGCTTTATATTCAATGTGTTTGGATGGAAACTATATATATATAACTGGGCGTGATGTTTCAGATAAAGGAATTATAGCTAAGTTAGATAAAGAGCTAAATATAATATCTTCTGTGGCAATTTCTCCAGATACAGGTGGCACATATGCACAAGTTAATGCCACATGTATAACTGTAATACAGGGAGTTTTATATGCAATTGCACAAAGATATGATATGGATGCTACTCCAGAATACAGAGGCTTTATATTAGAATTTGATACTGATTTGAACTTGCTGTCTCAATGTTTTATAAACACTTCAAATGATTTCTATTTAAATAAGCTTATTGCTGACGAAAACTATTTATATGTATGTGGTAAAGATTCTCAAACATCCTATTGTTTTAAGCTTAACCCAGACCTAACTATAGCAAAACAGGTGGCAGTAAAAGATGCGGTAGAAGAATTAAATCTTACCGACATTAAATATGCAAACCAAACACTTTATTTGGGAGGGAATTGCTCTCAAAAAGGTGGCTGTATTTTATCTATAGATCCTGATTTTAATTCTACTCCCAAAGCAGTAAATATTCCGCCTGATAACAATATATATTCTTCTTTTAGTATTTCTAATATAAAAGTGACAGAAGAAGAAAGCATTATATTTACAACAATGTGCTATGGTATTTTTAGTCTTGCTTGGTCAAGAATAATCGGGAACGAATCATTAACTGCTTGCAATTCTGCCCTTCAAATTGTTGAAAATTCTGATGTTCTTATTGAAGAAAGTTTATTTAGTTTGGCAGATGCAAATCTTACTCTTTCTACTGCTTCGTTAACAACAGCAATAGCATCATACGATTGGAATAGGTCTTTTTTATCAACTTGTTTGGGGAAATTTGCATGAAATTAGTGAGAACACAAAACCCTGATGTTTTTTTAAAAATAGCCAATTACTGGCGTAAATATGTTAAAAAGATAAATGATGATATACAAATAGAAGGCGATATGACAAGAATGCTTGGTTGCTTTAAACAGGGAAGCGAAAGAATGTTGATGGTTGCTGTTGATAATAAAGAAATATGCGGATTTCTTGTAATAGAGCCAACTGAATATTTAGGGTTGTATGTGTTAATTGCTTCTGTTGTAAAAGTTAGGGAAGTTTTAGCTGAATTGAAAAAATTAGCAAAAAAATGGGGATATAATAAGATATACTTTGCCAGCTTCAGGTCAGACAGGGCATGGCAAAGGTTGCTTAACACAAAAACAAGAGAAAATATAATGGAGATAGATATATGGGAGGAATATTCGGAGGAAGCTCAGGATCAACAAAGGTAACTCAGAAAAGGGTTATCCCTCTTCCTGAGCCGACAGAACTTAATTTGTTAGGGCAATTAACAGATATTACTTCAACAAATTATTATAAGCCATCTGATGAGTTTATATCTGCTCTTTATTCTCCCTACAAAATGACTGATTACTACTACTCTGTGCTTAAATCTCCCTATAAGATGACTGACTATTACTACTCTGTGCTTAAATCTCCCTATAAGATGACTGACTATTACTATTCTGTGCTTATGCATCCATATCAGGTAGACAGAAGGACATTAGATGTTCTTGGACAACATTACAAACCATCTGAGAAATATTTAGATGTTCTTAATAAACCTTATAAACCAAGCCAGTTATTTGTTAATGTAATGAAGTTGCCTTATAGACCGATGAAAGCTACCTATAATGAGCTTTTAAATAGATACTATCAACCAAGCAAACAATATACTGATGTTTTAAGTCAGTATTACAAGCCGTCCAGCCAATTATTGTCTGGAATAGCTGATTATTACAGACCATCTGAGCAGTATTTGCAGGAATTAAACACCTATTACCAGCCAAGTCCTGAAGTAGTTGCAGAGCTTACAGGCGGTTATTACATGCCAACAGAAGGGTTATTGTCTGTGTTGAGCAAATACTATCAGCCTACCGAAAAGTTTAAAGATGTAATGTCTCAGTATTATCAACCAAGCAAACAATATACTGATGTTTTAAGTAAAGCTTATACTCCATCTCCTGAAATAAAAGAAATATTAAAGTCAGGATACAAACCAAGCGATGAATATTTAAATATCCTAAGCAAGCCATATAAACCGAGCGAAAAATATCTTGAAATATTGGAAAAACCATACGCTATATCTGACGAAACAAGACAAGTTCTTTCTGAATACTATAAACCAACTGAGGGATTTTTAGATGTTTTGAGTAAGCATTATAAGCCAAGCACTAAATATATGTCTGCACTTGCTACGCCTTACAGGGCATATGAACCAGATACAGAAGCTATTACTGAAGAATATTACAAACCATCTCAGGAATTCTTAGATGTTCTGTCTAAGGGATATAAGCCATCTGAGCAATACATAAAAGAGCTAAGTGACCCATATCTTTCTTTTAAACCATACGAACAGAAAATTGGCGAGGTATTAAACAGGCTTGCTCAGAGAGGAATAGTAGACAGCACAATTGCTCAGAAAGCGATGGCACAAATAGGTGAAGATTTTGCAGAAAGAGCAAGGGAACTCAGATGGCAGGGATTGGCTCAAATAGAACAGGCTCGCAGGCAAGCGCTGGCTGACGAACTGGCAAGGGCAGGAATTAGAGAGGAAGCATACAGACAATCACTTGCAGACAGGCTTGCGAGGAGGTTGGAAACAGAAAGATTAAATCAGATTGGTGCAGAATCTCAGATGAAGGCTCAAGCAATGACTCAGAAAGCTCTTATTGAAAGAGAAGAGGCAATAAAAGCCTCTCTGGAAGATGAGCTTGCAAGAGCTGGAATCAAAGAAGACGCTATAAGGAAAAGCTTGGCGGATAGGCTTGCTCGTGTAGCTATGGGTGAGGAATGGAAATACAGAGAGACAGAAGATCAATTGAGAAGGGAACAATTAAGAGAAGAAGCTATTAAACAAAGTCTTGACGATGAGCTTAGAAGAGCTGGATTAGCAGATGAAGCACTTAGAGCATCTATGTCTGATCAGTTTACAAGAGCAATAGAAGCTGAAAAACTGAGACAGATACAATTTGAAGATGAATTACGCAGAGCTGGATTAAGCGAGGAAGCTATACAGAGAAGCATGGATGATCAGCTACATAGAGCGCTTGCTTTTGAGGAAAGCATTAAAGATTCTCTCAAAGATCAATTAGCAAGAGCTGGAATAAGAGAAGAAGCAATAAGAGAAAGCATAGCAGATAGGTTAGCTCGTGCTATTACGCTTGAAACTTACAGACAAACATCTCTTGAAGACAGGCTTAAAAGAGCTCAATTAGCAGAACAGACAAACAAAGCTATGATAGAAGACAGATGGAACAGGATACTAACAGGTGAAGAAGCATTAAGGGCATCTCTTGAGGATCAGCTCAGGCGTGCGGGGTTAAACGAAGAAGCAATAAAAACAAGTCTTGCTGACAGATTGTCAAGGATTCTATCAGCAGAGCAGTTAAGACAGATTACACATGAAGACAGGTTGAAGCGTATATCTACACTTGAACAAGCATTAAGAGATGCAACAGAAGACGAATTAAGGAGAGCTGGTCTTGAGGATGAAGCTTTGAGAAAATCTCTTGCTGATGAATTGGCAAGACAATTATCTGTAGAGGCATTTAAAGAAAAATCGTATGAATGGCAGGCTAAAACAGCAGGTCTAATAGACGAAGCATACAGGGCTTATAAAGAAGATGAACTACGCAGAGCTGGATTGATAGATGAGGGATATAGGGCTTATAAAGAAGATGAACTACGCAGAGCTGGATTGATAGACGAAGCATACAGGGCTTATAAACAAGATGAGCTAAAGCGTTTAGGTCTTCTTGAAGATGCAAGGAGGATAAGTATTGATAACAGGTATAAACAGCTATTTAATTTGTGGAGCACATTATACACAGGTAGAATGGGTGTGCCTTCCACGATACAAACTACAAAAGGCCCAGGGTTGCTCAGTCAAGCACTTGGCACAGCGACAGGGCTTGGGTTAGGTTACTGGTTGGGACCAGGGAAAGGTTTTGGAACAATAGCAAGTGGATTAGGGGGATTATTCAGCGGAACAGGAAGTGGATTAGGAAGTGCGCTGTTAAATTGGTTATTCCCTAAGAAAACAATTGCAATACCAGCGGAGTGGGCATAATGTGGCAAAGAATAGTAAATATGAGATCGCAATATCAGTTAATTGAACTTTTTCATGACCCTGAAACAGGGCATGTAAAGCTTGAGCTAAATACATGCTTACAATTTCATTCTGCTGATGAACACCGCTACCATGAGCTTGCTATTCACAGCGGGTTAGTAATAGTGGAGCAGGAGCCAAAAAAAGTGCTAATACTTGGCGGTGGAGATGGGCTTGCCTGCAGAGAAGTTCTTAAATTTGCAGAGAAAGTTACAGTTGTAGACATAGACCCTGATGTAACAAAGCTTGCAACAGAAAACGAGCTTATGACTGCTTTGAATCAGAGTGCTCTTAAGGATAAAAGAGTAAAAATTTACAACAAAGATGCTTACGAGTGGATAAAAGAATGCAGAAAACACAAATACGACATTATCTTTGCCGATTATCCTGACCCTTCAAGTCCTGTTCTGGATAAACTTTTTTCATTTGAGCAT